TGTTCATTGCCACCTTGACGCGCTGCAACAGTTGCTGGGTGTACGACTTATAGTACTGCAACCACGCCATGATCATCGACGTCTTGTCGTTGACGCCGACGTTGATGCCGCCGTTGGAGTAGTTGATGTGGTTGCGTGTCTGCAGTAGCCCAACGGACTCGAGGATCGTTTCCACGGTCAACCGAACCATCAGGTGCTGCTGGTTGCGCGCCATCAAATCTTCAAGGGAATAGGCCGTGATATTGGGCGTTCCGTTGAAGCGTGACAGCGCATCCAGGGCGCACCACGCGATCATCCGGTTGCCAGTCTCCTGACCAGCAATCAGCCGGTTCAACTCGGGGTGGTCACGCGTGTAGTCGCGGACAATCTGGACGAAGACCCGCATCGTGGGACTCATCGTCTCGATGCCTTGAAGCTCCGCCATGACTACTTACCCCGACGTTTTTTACCAGACCGACTCGTGCTCACATCTGCTTCCGGCGCAGGCGCAGGCTCTAAGGATACTTCAACATCCTCGGGTATCACAGCCGCCGCTTCCACAACCTCAACTGCTACTTCAACAACTTCAGGCTCTGCCGGCGGTACCACCACAGCCACGGCTGTAGAGACAGGGAGCTTACTCAAGAACGGGGGAAGCGAGGTGGCGATGGCGGGATTTACACGTACTGCAGATCTATTCGTGGGCAGCCGGACAGCCGGCACACGCACGGGAGGCGGCGGCATCTGCGCAGCCTTCATCCTCTTGCTAGCCGCCACGTACTCAGCAGGAGGCGCATTGAGGGCCAACGCCCCACACGTAATCAGTCGCTGGACATCGTGAAGAGGAAAGGGGCCAACCTCAGCAGATTGTCCGGGCCAAATGACAATGCCACCAACCTTGATGGGCACGCTCACTAGGCTTTGGGACTTGATTGCCGCCGTCGGCACATCTGTGAGGTTGAAGACCTTCATTCGTCTTTCTTGTACCCGCGTCGGCGCTTTCGCTCGGCTACGGGATCAGATACGCCGTCAAGCGCCGGCTCCCCATCGGAGGTAGCCACATCGACAGTGATCGCAGGAGAATCAACCTTCTGTGTAAGTGCGTACCCGTCTTGATACTGCGGGACAAGCTCCCCAACGCCCTTCGCAAACGTCTTGTCGTTTGCTGCCGAGTCAGGGCGCACGATGGGCTTGGGAGGGGCAACTGGAACAGGGGCCGAGGTAAGCGTCGCAAGATCAACAAGCTGGCCAGCCAGCGTGCGAATCTCAAAGCGCCCATCCGCAACGCCCTGTTGCAGTTCTGCCATGTGCTTTTGCAGGGTTGAGAGCCCTACAACGGTTGAGCGACCCCGTCGAACAACGAGGTCGCCCCCACCGACATGGCGTGCAGGACGAACAATGGCCGCACTCTGCAACCGCGCTGAGCGGGTGCCGCGTTTACGGATGCCACTGCTGATCTTGTACTGTTCCTCAGCCATCAGAAGCGACCCTTGAGGGGCAAGCTGGCATCGGTCTCGTAGTACAGCGCGTAGTCACGCGCTGCATTCGGGACTGCCGCCGCAAGGTAGGTACCGTTGGGCTGACCAGCACCGACCGCCACAGGCGCGGCCACAAAGGTACCCGTCACAACCACGGCGCCAACAGCAACTTCACGAGTAACCGCCGCAAGACCAGCACGCGACCGCAGCGGACGTGAAAGTCCGATGATGTCACCAAAGCCGAACTCAAGTGCACCGTTGATGCCTGTCTGCGCCGGCACAACGATGCTGGTCACCTTGGCAAAGGCCTTGGCACCAACATCCGTTACACCGCCGCCGTTGGTAAGCAGGATGGTCTCGGTGATGTCGTCACCGTTGACATCCTTACCCGTAATGACAACGCCCACAGCGTCGATGTCTGCATGCGTCGTTGTCGTGATCGTGATGTTCCGGGGAGGACTCATCGCAAGCAAGCCAACCACGCCGTCCAGGGCTGCACCGGTATACGTCTGGATAGACGCTGCCGACGCAATGGAAAGCTTGATCGCGTTCACATCCGCCGCTGCCGGGTTTGTAAACTCCTCAACCGTAATGGCGGACATGGCCGCGAGCTCTTCTGCAAGGTCGTCACGCAGGTCCTTGACCTCCGCAGCGATACCACCAGACGTCTGAAGAAGATGCGGCTTATTCGCGTACTGACGACTCATCAAACCTGAACCGATTGCCATGTCGACCTCCTAAAATCTTTTTGTTTCTCAAACAGAAAGGGCGCCGGGCCATCCGGCTCCGACGCCCTTCCTACTGGCACACACCACGAAGCTATCAGAACTGCGAGACCTGCGGGAACTTGAGACCCGCATCCACACGGTTGTTGACCGCACCAAGCTGGTCCTCATCACGCGGGATGAAGTTGGCAAGGAGGCTGTCCGCGTTCGTCGTGGGGTTTGCATCCGCCGAGTACAACTCGAGCTTGCGAACCGCCGCGATGTTGATGATCGACATCGCGATATCTTCCCAGCTCTGGAAGCTGATCGTGTTCGCGATCTTGTCGATGTAGAACTTCGTGTTGTTCAGGACGTAGAACTTGCCGAAGAACTCCGGACGGGTGAACGCGTAAACGTTGCCCGGACGAAGAATGTCGGTCTTGATCGTACGCACGTAGGGGCGGCCAAGCACGGTGTTGTACTTGTAGCCATCGACTGCCGTTTCCGACTGGACCCGGTCACCGAAGTCTTCAAGCGTCCACTGAAGAATGTCGTCCCAGTCGGGCTCAGTCATCAGGAGGCGTTCGCAGCGCAAACGGTTGCCGTCCAAGGTCTTGAACAGGTTGACGATGTCGGGGCGCTGGATCGGACGAACAGTGGCATCATTCGCCGCTGCGTTCCGCGCAAGCTCACCCTTGATAACCGAGAACTCAACCACAGCGCCAAGGGCGATGTTGGACTGGTTCAAGGCGGTCGAGACGCCGCCGTTGGCTTCCGTCTGAAGAGCCTGACAAGCCGCATCACAGTGCGTGATGAACTCGCGATCTTCAATCTCCTGGATGTCCTTCACCGAGTTCTCTTCGATGATCTTGGTGATGGGCATCTCGTAAGCAAGAAGCTCTTGCTCCGTCTTCTGGAACATCTCCGAGGAGATGGTGAAGAAGGCAACCTCCGCCTTCGGTCCACGAATGAACCGAGCCGAGGGCTGACCACGGAAGCTCATTGTGAGTGCCTTGCTTTGCGGCTCGACGTCCACGATCTTCACGAGGGTATCGTGATTGACTGATCGCTGACAGTCAGCGCGAGTAACCTGCTCCGGCGGAATGATCTTCCGCGCGAAAGAGACCTCACGAAGACGATCACGGATGTACGAACCGCCATACTCGGCGATCTTTTCTTTGCCATCAGCTGAGGACAGCTTCTGGGCGAAGAGCTCATTCAACATGCGGCCTGACATACTCATTAGCGTTCTTCCCTTCTTCCCACTGAATCTCAGCTAGGATTAGATGCTCGAAGCCCGGACAAACCGGAGCTTTCCGCTGTTATTCGACGGTAGACGCGTAACGCGCCCTACGATTGCCGTAGTCCCTGTAGCCGTGCGGCCAACCAGACCGGTATACTTGCGTGTGCCGATCGTGATAGTCGCAACCTGCAAGGGCTGACCAACGTAGGTAATCGGGGCGCCATCCGTCGCAGCGGATTGGGTCGAGTCGAAGATGCGGGTATCACCTTCGAAGGGCCCCATGAACAGCAAGGGCATCTTCGGGACGCCCATCGCACGAACATCCGTACGTCCGCGCTCGGCGAACAACACGTATGACGTTTGCGCCACAGCAGGGACGTCACCATTCGCGCCTACGATGCTAGTCGCACGCTCGATCTGGTAGCTGTTGTTAATAACCATCCACTCGCCATCGACGAGTGCCACGGCATTCATGGGATCAGCAAGGGTCTTGTCGCCGAGGACGAAATCCCTACGCTGAGTCGCCAGAATATCGCTGAACGGCTCGAAATTGATTCTTTGAACGGTGCTCATCGCGATTTCCTCCTACCGAAAAGTTTCAGCCCACATCTCCCAAAATGTAACTCTCAAAAGACGTGCTTCCATTGCCGGATCGCTCGTCACTGACTAGCGAACCATTCATGCCACCCATGTTGGGTGCCACCATCTCAACTGCTTCCTTGATGATCGGCAGACGACCATCTTCCGCAGCCTTCTCAAGTTCAAGCACAAGGTCACCGAAGTCGGTGTCCATGCGGATGCCCTTGTCGTGCATCACGGAAGCAAGCTTCGCAGCTTCGCCACGACGCTCCATCATTGCTACCTTCTGAGCAAGGTCGTCACGTTCGCTGGTCAACGACAGAAGCTTGTTCTGCGCGTCCTCCAACACCTGGGCAATCTTTTGTGAGCTGATCTTTTGCATTGCGATCCCTCTATTTTAGCTGCTGAGCTTGAAAACCGGAAGAGTCCGAGGGAGATGAGATGTTTAGAGGAACAACAGCCTCTTTAGTTTTCTTTTTTCCATCCTGCTCTTCAGCAACCTTTTCAATAAGGTTGGAGAGCAACGCACGCGCTGCAGCTACCTTGCTGAAGTCATTGGGTGCGGAAGCGCTCTTCAAAGAACCATCCATGGCGAGATTCTTCTTGAACAGACTGCCTACACTCGAGGACGTGCCATCCTTCTTCGTCATCATGCCGCCAAGCGGATTATACGCGTTGTCGCCAGCTGCATGCTGCGCTGCGGTATAGCTCTGACGCCTCGCAGAGAGATTTGGCTTATCTGATTTCAACTGCATGCGCGCAGCGTCACGCGATGTCTTAAAGTCAGACCTATACGTCTTTGTGTCTGCTGCGTCATGAAGCCTGTCGATTGTTCTCTGCCGTTTTGCCGTAGCCAGATCAGCCTTACTGCCTATACGTTGTGCTTTTACGTCTTGCTTCGCATAGCCCCTGTTAGCGCGTGCCGTGTTCATCTGTTGATCATACGCATGACCAGCATCACTAATCGAGAAAGCGATCTTTGCGCCGGCTGAGTTCGTATGCTCAAGGCTCCGTGCAAGAACCGCGTCACCGGCAGCAGTCAGCGCCGGCTGATCAAGGTATTTGTTCACGTCACGC